GAAACTGCGTTTGCAAAAGGTGATGACTACCCGGTTGGTTACCTTAATGAAAAATCGTTTGCACGTTTATCAAGTTTTACTTTTGGCATTGGCTATATTTTTGGTAAAAAATAAAGTCGGAATTCCGAGTATTTAAAAACGGAAATTCCCGTTTTTAAAGCATAAAAAAACCCGCTCATTCAGCGGGTTTTTTGTTTTCTTCTGTTTTTTGTTCCTCCAGATATTTCATCAAAACAGCTTCAATAAAATTGTTAACAGGTCGATGTTCCTTTTTTGCCTGTTCTTTTACTGCTTCCATGATATCCGAATCAAGTTTTAGGCTAAATGGTGTTTTTCCCATAATCGTATGTTAAAATATTACAATTGATAGCAAAAGTAATATTTTAATGATAGTTTCAAAAGCCTTTTTAAATATTTTAATGACATTTTTATAATTTCTTTTAGATTTATTTGGATATTAAATAGAAATTGATTTAAATTTGTACATGTTTAATTTTTAAATCAAGTAGTATGGCAAACGAATTAGATTTTATTGGAAGTTTGATGTTTAAAGCTGAAAATGGTGATTGGTTTATTAAACCAGTATGTGATTTTTTTGGACTTGACTACGATAATCAAGTTGAAAAGATCAATAAAGACAAAATATGCCAAACTGACACAGGAAAATTCCTGTCCGAAGCTATTTTTGGAGACAAAAGATTAAGGTTAACCCTCCGTGATAGGGGGTTTGCTCGATGGATTCAGATGACTTATACCTCTAATATTAGGGTGGAACTTCAGGAAAAATTTGAACTATTTCAGGCAAATATTTTCGACTATTTATGGCATGGTAATATTCAGAAAACAACCCAGCTCGAAGATATCCGGAAATATGCTGAAAATATCAATAAGGCGATTGTGGTAAATCGCCAGGTGATGGAATACATTGCCGAACAAAAACAGCATCGCGATTTATGTATGGCATTGCCGCCAAACGAATGGGTTCAAATTAAGGGAACACTGACCGAAGAAAAGATTCTTCCTTCGTCGGCTGGAGATATGAAAGCAATTGGCTCTAATTTGCCAAATGACATTGAAAAACTGCAAAGAATGAAAAAGGGTTTTCAGTGGACTATCATTGCAAACAAAAACAGATTAACGCATCAGTGTGTCAATATTAAAGGTAAGCCTGAAAATCCAATGCCTGAAGGTTATCAAAAAGAAAAAACAAAGCTTGCGATAAGATCGAAGGAGGAACAATTGGAAATCATCAACGAACGAATAATAGAGGTTAGCAAAAAGCAACTTGAAAATAAACAACAAATTGAGATTCTCAGAACAAAGTAAAAATAACAATCCCCCGGGGCTCAGGTGTATCGAGCACCTGCCGGGGGATTCATTAAAAACAAATTTAACACTTCAAAAGTATGAAAAATCAATCGAAAATTGAAAATGCAACCATTATAAATGGAGTGACGCTTACCGAAGATGCTATTGATCGATTAAAATTATTTCAGGAACGAAACAATGACGGAATCGAAGAAATACAAAAAGGCTTGGGTAGTGCAGTCTGCTTGATTTCTGCCAATTTGGATTATTTCGACAAAGGAGACGGTTTGAAAAAAGTTAAATTTGTACTCACCGATCTGGCAATCATCCGCGATTGGTTTGATGATCTTCGAAAACCGTAATTTATAATTCATCATACAATATTCAAAGCAGCTCTCTCCGGGCTGCTTTTTTCTTTGTCCTTTCGCCCGTCTCCCCGCTTCCCTACTTTCGTTTGCATGAAACAATGCAAAACCATATCGGGAACCGAAGCCATTGCCCTGATGCGCCGCATGAGCCGCGAATTTAGGGAACCTTTCATTTTGCATCACCTCACCTGGAACGAAGAGCGCCGCGAAAGCGACGGAATGCGCATAGTTAAACGGTGTACGCTCCGCACTTCCATGCGAAGCGACTTATTTCCACGCGCTTCAGCCGAATTATTTCAAGCTTATACCGATATGGATTTGCCACAGGGCAATCAAAGCCGCATGTGCCGGAAAAAACTCATCCGCTATGTGGCCTTTGCCCCTCATTTCGAGCTGATGAAGGTCAGCTGGTTTAATTAGGCTTCGACACGCTACGCTGCCTTTGGCGTGAGCTCAGTCGAACGCTCAGCCAGCGCCGCTCCCTGAGCTGATGCCTGAGCGCGAAGCAGTCGAAGGCAGAAGCAGTCGAAGGGAGCAACTTGAAACTTTGAACTTGAAACTTGAAACTATTTTCAGATATGGAACACAAGAAATTTGGCAGTACACACGGGTTTATGCGCGACGGATCAGCCGCACTAACCTACGAAATTGTTGGCGCCTCCGATCAGGCTTCGGTTGCAACCGACAAAAAAGAATACGGCACGCTGTTAAACCTGGGCGATCATTTCCAGTTTCAAAACTTTTCGGTGGCTGCACATGGCATCGACAACCAACTCCCCGCGCTGGCCGTTTCGCTTATACGCAATAACCCTTATCTGCCCGAAATCCTTAAAAAGCAGGTGCGTATAGCATACGGTCAGGGCCTTGGTTTATTTGTCGACGAAGAAACTGGCGAAAATAAACGTCAGCGTAAATGGGTAACAGCCAAATTTCCACAGGTAATGAACTGGCTCGACTCGTGGAAGCGCTTTCCGGATATGGATCCTTACGAAGTTTACCTGAAACGGGCTTTATTTGAGTATTTCTACATGGAAGGCATTTACTCCATGGGACTAACAAACAAAAGCCGTCGCACCGGTGGCGAACTTCCATTGCGCGGTCTGAAGATCATGAGCGGGAAAAAAGTACGGTTGGCAAAAGACGGTTTGATCGATACCCGTACACAAATGACCCGCGAAGATCTTACACATGCACTTGTTGGTCAGTGGGATGCTCCGTGGGCTTATGAAACTCAGTATTATCCGCTGTTCGACCGTGCCAATCCGCTGGCTTACGCTGCGTATGTGAATTATGTAGCCGATTTGGGTTTTGATGAAGATATTTATGCCATTCCTACCTCGTTTTACGGGCTGAAAGAATGGATTATTGGCGCCAACCTGAACCCGAAATACATCAATTCGTTTCTCCGGAATTCGCTTTCAGCAAAAATTCACATCAAAATACCAAATGCCTGGATACAGTTAAAAACTACCACGCTCCAGAACATTTGCGCCACCAATCAGAATTTAGAACAGGATGCAAAACCCATCATTACCAGTTACGACGGGATAACCGTAGGAACGGTATTTACTTATGATCTGGTCGAAAAACTGATTCAAAAGAAGCTATCCGAAGCTTTGAATGTGCTTTCAGGAGAAGGAGAAAATCAGGGAAAAGCATTCTGGAGCCGTACTTTCATGACTGAACATGGAATTGAAGCCTGGGAATTCGTTGAAATTCCGACCAAATACAAGGAATTTGTGGAAGCCATTATCACGGTAGATAAACGCGCTTTAGCCGTAATACTGGCCGGAAAAGGATTAGATCCAGCCATTTCGAACGTCACCAACGAAGGTATTTTCAACTCCGGAAGTGAAATTTACTACAATTACCTGCTTTACCTCGATTTGCAGCGCTACGCCGAAGAGTTTGTTTGTCAGGATTTGAACATCCAATTGTGGATCAACTTCCCTGAACTGGCCCGCGAGCGTGTAAAAGCCGGGTTCTATCGCTTTGCTCCCGAACGTCAGGCCGACACCAGTCCTCAAAACAGAATGGAAAAACAAAAAAATTAAACTGCTATGAGCAATATTCCTTTCAATAACTCCGAAGAGCTTAAAAAATCGATGTCAGGCGTTGACCTGAAGCTGGATCTCGAAAACATCCGTTCGTCGCTCGACCGTGTTCCAAACGATCTGATTGAAATTATTGGCAAAACCGTGTACGACGACATGATGGCACATTACACCACCCCGAAAACAACCGACGTTCCTGTTTGGGATACGCTGGTTGAATTGTGCCAGAAAGCGATGTTCCCCCTAGCTTTATACAAGCATTTTATTTGGTTGCAAATTCGTGTTTCGAACGGTGGTGTAACCACTTACAAAGGAACCGACGAAACAACAGCTTTTGGGTATCAGACCGACGAAGCCAAAGAAAGCCTGTTGGATACATGGGGCGATTTTATCAGTCAGATTATCGACCATTTGAACGGAAGTAAAGATGTGATTACCCATTGGCCCGATACCGATCAGTATAAAGCACAGGAAAATAAACTGTTTACCGGGTATCGCGAATTCAGCAAGGTGGCCAATATTTCGCCTGCCGATGCTGCTTTTTATATTCGGATTGCCGATCTGATCAACGATGTTATTATTGACGAAGTTGAACCGATGCTTAAAATAACTGATCTGGAAATAACTGATTCTAAATTTCGCAAAGCCCAAAAGTTTGTCGCTTTCCGCGCTTTGTCGCTGTCGGCTATCCAGTTCGATGTTACAGCCATGCCAAAACCCATTCGTCAGGTGGCATTGAATGAAATGAACAGCAAAAATTCGCAGGGATTTGATTTTGTGAAGGGCAAATTATCGGCTCATTACAAACAAGAGGCCGAAAACTGGCTGCAAAAATTAAGCGATTCAATTAACGCCGCCAAAATTTCGGCTGATTCCGAACTACTGACAAAGGAAATAACCAGTACCACTTTTTCGTCAACTGATAAAATTGCCGGGATATGCTAACCTACCAAACCCCTTCCGGAACTGGAGAAGTTGAAAACTGCTGGGAAGATCTTTCTTCCAAACAGTTCATCGAAACCGTTGCGCTTACCAATCAATTTTTGACTGGCACGTTCAACCTTATTGAATATCGGATCAGGTTACTGGAGGTATTGACCGGATATTCAAGGAAAAAAGAAAAAGGGAAAGGAAAAAATGAAGAAGAAATCGACACGATTAATGAGAACCTGTTTTTAATTTCCGAACAGCTCACATTTCCGATTCGCCCGAAATGTGGACCCGATGAAGTACTGGAGTTCTTTTCTCCTGAATTACGCGAACTGTTGAAAACCCGTTTCCCCTGGGAAATTTACGATTATGAAATGGTTGATCAGTTGAACGCGATGGCTACCCGCCTGAAAGTTGAATACGATTTGAACATGAATCTGGGTAAAAATCCGATTCCATTCATCCGGATTGGTGAAACATTACTGAAAGGGCCTGTGTTCAATACCGCCGATGGTGATTTGGATACCGACCTGAAAGCCGGGATGTACCTTGATGCGCAGGAATATTTCACAGCATACACCGAAACCCGCAATGAAAAATACCTGAATCTTTTGATTATGTCGTTGTATCATCCGGTTGATGACGATTGCCCCGGTCATCACAAATTTATTTTGGGATCTCCCGATTTCACCGAACGTGCTACAAAAGATGCCATTTTAATGATCTTTATATACATCCAGCAAACACTGGTCACCGATCCTGTATTCTCAATCTTATTCAACGCGGCGTCCCCTGAGCTTGTCGAAGGGCGAACCAACACCAAACTTTCATTGGGTCCCGACGAAGCCATTGGCCAGCTCATTGAAGCCGGTTATGGCACGCACGAAAGCATCCTAAACCTCGATATACGGACATTTTTCAACTTCCAGATTCTGATGATCAAAAAGAACGTGAACCTGTTGCGCTCTTACGATAAAAAACCCGGCGAAATAGCCCGAGAATTGAATTTACCTATTGAAACGATATCCAAATTATAAAAAACATGGAAATTATCGACGTCATTAAATACTTTGCCAAATTTCCCAACAAACAGGGAGTTTTGAAGAATTTTAAACGGACGGCAGCCGCTTCCGATGAGTATTCCGCGCTTAAAAACTATATCACTGCATTACCCGATCCGTTAATGCCTGAAATCACCGAGCTGGTAGTTTCGACCGACGAAAAGGCAGTGAGTGAGCGTATCCGGAATATCGACAATTATTTCATGTTTCTGGAATACGGTCAATTGCAGGGCGACTATCCCGACCGGATGCGAATCCGTAAAGTATCGTTTAATCTGGCCGTGTATGTGTGTTACCACGACAACAGCCGGGGGATCGACAGCATGGAAGAAGCGATTATTATGGACTCGTGCCTTCAGAAAGTTTTTCAACTGGCCAAACTGATGATTTCAGACGATAACGAAATTCTGATCCATTCCCGATTTGCTGAATCGGTATTGAATTTCAGCCCGGTTGAACCTTCGCTCATGTATGGATCAATCGGATGGGGATTGACATTTAAAAAAGCACATAATCTCGAATTGTAATGCTCGAATTTGGCAAAAAGAAACCGACTGACTGGCTGCGAGTAAAAACAGCTTTTATGTCTGAAGTATTGAGAGAAACTGCAGTCCGGATTCGTGCCGACCAAAATCAGGTGGTTGATGCCTGGGATTTGTTCGAAAGTGGAGATGTAAAAGCATCGTTGCAAGGTCATTTTTCGGTTGCTGCTGTTGATGGCGGCGCAAAATTAAGCATGAGGTATTTGCAGTATTATCGCTTTTTGGATATGCCCGACGAACGTAGGACTATGCGAAGATCAAAAAGAGAAGGATATCACAATTACAATCGGATAACATTTGGAAATGTGTATAACTACGGAATACCTGAGCTTCAGTACGGATTTACAAAAGATGTGTATGAAGGCATGACCGGCGCACTCGAAACAGCAATAACAGGAAATAAATATCAGCGCATGGAAAAAATGCTTACAGGCATTGCCGCTGAAGATCGATTCACTGCAGCAATTATAACCGGAGGAATAAGAAATTCAAGACAACGATAGCCATGGGAAAATTAACTGATGATATTTTAAGGTGGACGCTCGATGTGAACGGCGACCCGGCACGCAAAGAACTAACTGCGGTTGGTAATTCAACGAATAAACTCGAACGCGACAACCGCGCCCTGGGTACCGAAATGGAAAAGCTCGAAGCTCATGGGAAAAAAGGATCTGAGGAGTGGAAAAAGTACGAAGCCCAGGTGAAAGCCAACAGCGCCACCATTGCAGCGAATAAGACCAAAATGGAGCAACTCCGCAAAGAAGTTGGCCTTACCAACCTATCGGCCACCGAACTCCGCAAAGAAATGGGAAGTCTGAAGCGACAGATGGATAAGATGGATCCAAACACAAAGGCGTGGAAGGACATGAACGGGCAGTACACTGCGATGAAAGCCCGTTTAAATGAAGTAGGTGGGGGAATGAGCAAGGTAAATGGAATTTTTGGCGCATTTAAATCGTTGCTGCCAGCCCTGGGAATCGGAGCTGCAATAGGATTACTTACAAGCCTTGGCCGTCAGGTTATAAGTGTTCGTAGCGAGTTTGAAAAATACGAAGCGGTTCTGACTAATACGCTTGGCAGCAAAAATGCTGCTAAAATCGAAATGGCAATGTTATCAGAATTTGCCGCTAAAACACCATTTGCCCTAACTGAACTTACCGGGGCTTTTGTAAAACTCACCAACTACGGACTTAAACCTAGTCGCGATGAACTGCGAAAATATGGCGATTTAGCCTCCAGTGTCGGTAAAGGATTCGATCAATTGGTTGAAGCAATGGCCGATGCGGTTACTGGCGAATATGAACGATTAAAGGATTTTGGGATCAAGGCAAGCAAGCAGGGAGATAAAGTAACTTTCACATTTAAAGAACAGGCCACTACCGTTGATAATACTGCTGCTGCAATTAAAAAGTATATAATTGGACTTGGCGATTTAGAGGGTGTTTCTGGCTCAAGTATTTCAGTTGCAGAAACATTGGGAGGACGGATAAATAACATTGGCGATGCGTGGGATCGAATGTTGAATAAAATGGGCGAAGGAAGTAATGGCGTTATGGTTCCTGTATTAGATGGAATGCAGAAAGACCTTGATGACTGGTCGAAATTGTTTGACATTTGGGCCTCTGACAATGTATCTAAATGGAATAAGTTTGTGTCTTCATTTAGTTATGGCCGAATGAATAGCGTTTATGATGATCTTGAAAAGAAGCGGAAAAAAGACGCTGCAGACATAGCAGAAAAAGAAGCTAAAGACCCAGTGATTCAAGCTAAGAAAAAGGCAGTTGCCGATAAAATTGCAGCGGATTTAAAAGCTAAAAACGATAAAAAGGCCGCAGATGAAAAAAAAGAAGCTGATGAAAAAGCCGCTGAAAAGGCAATTGAAATTTTGGATAAAGTCAACAACACCCGCATTTCAAAACTCACCACTCAATACGAAACCGAAAAATGGACGGACGAACGCTTTAAAAATGAAATGCTGGCCGCTGAACAGGCTTATTTGATACAGAAGCGTGCATTCTTGGTTCAATTTGGGCAAAGCACAACTGATGTTGATAAGCAGATTAATGACAAGCGAATTGAGGCACAAAAACTAAAGAATTCCGAAGCCATTGAAGCAGAAGAGCAGTTCAAGAAAAAAATGGAGGATATTGCAAAAGAAGATGAAATATCCCAGAAAGCTCAACAAAATTCAGAGGATTTGGCGTTGGATGAATTAATTAAACGCACTAAAGAGTCGGTTGATTTAGCAAATAAACTGGAAGATGATGAAGCAAAGGCATTAGAAAAAAGAAAACAAAACTATCTGGATTTTGCATTGGCTATGGGTCAAACCTTTGGTGATTTATTGAGTGATCAAGAGGCAACAATGGAAGATTACTTAAAAGCTGCATTGGTTATGTCACTTGATGCGCTCCATCAATTTTTATTAGTCAAGCAAGCCGAGGTTATGATGGATGCAGCATTGGGAGCAGCTACTGGTCGTTTTTGGAAAGTTGCAGGTGCTGTAGCTGCTATTGCTGCAATGGAAGCAGCATATCAGGGCGTTCGTGGAGCTTTAACTAAAGGCAAACAATCCGGAGGCTATGCCGACAATGATGGGCCAGACAACCAACCTGCCGGCATTTACCACAAAAACGAATTTATTGCTTCAGCTCCTGCGGTACGCAACCCAACAGTTAAGCCAATTTTAGATGTGATCGATATGGCGCAGCGCTCGGGAACTATCAGGAGCCTTAATTTAACAGCCATGGTTCCTGCAGGAAAACAAACAGGGGGATATGGATCATCTTCCGGATCCACTTCTACCTCCCCAATCATCATACCTTCTGCATCCCGTGATCCCGAACTCACCGAAGCCATGAATAACATGACCAAGGCTGCCGCACTATTGATGAAACGCGGTGTATCGTTCCCAATGGTATCCGGTATCAAAAAAATGAGAGAAGTGGAAGACCTGCTCAATCAAACAGGGATGGGAGGCTTTGGGAAATAGCTCCCTTCGACACGCTGCGCGCTCAGTGGGCGGTGCCTGAGTAGCGTAGCGTATCGAAGGCATAACTAAAACCTGTCCTTTCCCTACAGTACCCAGTGCTCTATCTTCGATTCAAATTAATTACAAACCCACTTCGATACGCTTCGCTACTCAGTGGGCGACGCTCCGATCAACGCACTGTTGCCTGAGCGCGAAGCAGTCGAAGGCAAACTTGAAACTTTTTGTCTATGATCAATTTCAGCATATATGGCGGCATCGTTCAACTATCTGGTAATAGTGTCGAGATCGAAGTAACTAACGATGACATCAAAGGCGAATCACCCCGGGCATTACTAAAAGTAATCAGTACCGATGGGGCCGTGGCTGGTGGCCCGTTTATCGATTCAAAAGAATGGGTTGCGCTTGATACTCCTGTTGAAGGATCAGGAAAATCAATCTTTGATTTTCAGGAATATTTTGATGCTACGGTCGATTATGGTTTTACGTTTCCGTATGGCGACGACATTGCGGTAAAACATCCGCTTCGGGCTTTCGATCTTTCTATTTTGGCCGGTTGTTCCTACATCGACAACGACATTACACACTATACCCCAGATGTACCGGAAACGAATACCTACGGAACTAAAATTGAACTGTGGCAGGCCGTGGAAAATGCAGTGCCAATCCGGATATTGAAAGGCGGTATCAGCGAATTCCAGAAATCGGTTTACAACGAAACAGCAACAAATTTTTATCAGGACTACATACAGGGCAATAAGTTTTTGACCAACAGGCCGAATAACCAGAAGATATCGTACGACCAGCCGCTTCGCTTGTGGTACATTATTCCTGAAACCGAACAGGTATCGCGCCAGCTCATTGTTGAATACATCGATCCGACCGGAGCTACAACTATATTGTCGTATGATATCACTCTCGATCCGGATGGCGAATACGAATTCATTCTCGATCCTGCAAAACTGGGTATTCCTGCGGATGCGGTACAGATGTCAGTTTACCAGTCGGACGGAGGTGTGCAGGTAGGCGAAAAACGCACCTTCCTGATTGACTCTAAGGACTACGAAAACAATACTTTCTTTTTCTTTTCAAACTCAAAATCTGGTATCGACGACTTTTGGATGACAGGCGCAATTAAAACATCGCTGCCAATCGAATCGAAAACCGGAATTCAGTCGCTCAATCGCACGGCCATCAGCCGAAGCCGTGGTGTAGTAGTAACCGGCAAAACCGGATCGCGCAGATGGTCGATCTTTCCGGGTAACCGGTTAAGCGTTGCCGACATGGAAGCCTTACAGGATCTATTGTATTCGAAATTTATGTGGATAGTATGGCGCGGGCAAACCGTACCGGTAAACCTCGAAGATGGAGACTTTGAGCTGACCGATACCATGCGCGACCTGGTGATTAACGACGAGCTGGAACTGGTGTTCAGCGAAGGGCATAAAAACTCATATTTTTAAGCGATGGACAGCGTTGACCGATTATTAAAGACCATTCGTGGCGTAAGTAAAACAAATCCGGTAACTAATTTACAGTTATCCGAAATCATACGCAGTTTATGGAGTGACCAGGGTAAGATTATCAATATTATTAATAATGAGATCGTCAATAATACCACCAACATATATCAGTCGATTAGCCAGATTATAGGCTCGAAACAAGGAGATAACCACGAAATCGTTTTGATTGAAAACACGGCGAACGTTTCGGAAACCGTTGTGTCAAGTTGGTCGGTTTTGCCCTATAACCAGCAAATGGGCGAATTTAAGACCGTTGTGGCTGTTAGAAATAAAATAACCAATACAATTATCACATTAATTAGCCTGCTGAGTTTTGATTATTCTGATACAATTCCGGCACTCATTCAAAACGATTTGCTTACCGACGCCGCGTTAAGCTTAACTGTTGGAGTTGATGGCTCGAACATGCTTTATGCAACTGTTTCGGGAATGCCCGAAGCTGACAAGCGGATTCATTTCTGCTTGGAGCGGTGTGTATTGAGTGAAAGAGTTATGGAAATATCAGCTGATTTTGATTTGAAACTTAATGTTGATGCCGAGACGTCAGCTTACAAGGAAGTATCTGCCGATTTTGGATTGGGGTTGAATATGAGCGCAGATGTTACAGAGTTGTCAACAGAAAACTTTGCATTAGAACTGACGTGGGACGATATTGCAAACGTTCCGGTGGCCGATGCTTCAAGCGTTTCAAGTTGGAATGTATTTTTTGATTTACCTACTTATGGCACTGCTTTTAGTTCTGTAGTTGTAGATGTAAATACAGTTAAACTATATGGTGGAAGCAATATAATCCTAAAAGAAAAATTATTTGCACTATCTGGATTTAACCTGAATTTAATTAAAGTTGAAGATTATGCTGGATGTGTGGAAATTGCAGACAATAATGTCTTTGGTTGGTACGATGAATCAACAGATACTTATTATATATGCGAAAATCTAACAACAGCGAAACTACCCGTATTGCACACCGCAGGAGTTAGCTGTTTTTCGGAATGTTACTCATTATCTTATGTCGACTTCTCTTCTTTAACTTCAGCATCAGCTTTTTGTTTTAAGGATTGTGAAGGATTGTTTAGCCCTGATTTTTCGGCATTGACATCTATCGGAGAATATTGCTTTTATGACTGCTATGAAATGCTAAATCCAAATTTTTCAGCTTTAGTAACTGCAGAAGAAGGTGCATTTCGTGGTTGTGAAAATATGAGAACTTCTGATTTTTCATCACTAATAACAGCAGGAGACTATTGTTTTGACGGCTGCAAGAATTTTGAAGATACTGATTTTTCGTCATTAACGTTAGCTGGGATCAACTGTTTCGATGCTTGTATTCGTATGAGAAATCCAAATTTTGCATTACTCCAAACCGCCAGTGATTCATGTTTCAGGGGTTGTTCAGGATTAATTAATCCATATTTACCGGCATTAACTATTGCCGGTGACTCCTCATTCATTAACTGTAAATTATTAGATTTCAGTTCAATATCAACACTTATTACTGCCGGAGATTCCTGTTTTTATGGATGTTGGCAACAGACATCTATATCGCTTCCAAATCTGACAACTGCGGGTCTTTATTGCTTCTTTGGCTGTGGTTTTGGAGATCCTCTAATTATTGATCTTCCAGCATTAATATCAATAGGAGATTATGGATTTTATCGAACAAGAAGTTGTGCGAATTTCAATTTACCTGTTTTAGAGAACATGGGAAGTTCTGCTGGTTATAATTACGTGTTTGGTGATGTTCCAAACTCAGCGCGAGCAATAACAATACCGGCAGCTTTGATGACTTGTAATGGAGGATCTCCGGATGGAGATATTTTATGGCTACAAAGCAATGGACCTTTAACAATAACAACAGTCTAAATTATATATCATGAGTAACGCATCATCAACATTCGCAAATTTACTTCTGAAACATTACTTTCAGAATGCCGAACATGCCGGAATTGGCGACTCCGAAGGCTTACAACCATCGGCTGCTGCTGGTAGTTTTTACATTCGCCTTTGTACAGATGCTGTAGTTCCTGATAAGGATACTATTGGCTCCGAATGTACCTATACCGGATATGTTGCAAAAGGTATTGCCGTTGCACGAACCGCCTTAGCACTTTCAGCAACCGGAAATGTTGTTAAAAATGCTGTAGAACTTTTGTTTGGAGCTTGCACACTGGGAACTGAAAATGCACGTTACGCTGAACTTTGGATGAACAATACCGGATCAACCGAGGCGCATCGGATTGCTTTCAAGCAATTAAACGCCGATATCCCGATTGCGCCTGGTACTCAGCCTAAAATTTCAGCCGAAGCGCTGACATTTACTTTTAGTTAATTATTAATCCTGGTCATCCTGAACTTGTTTCAGGATCTGCCATTCGAAGAGATGCTGAAACAAGTTCAGCATGACGCTTTAAACTTGAAACTGTAATCTCATGTTCACACTCACCATCAACTCGCGCCAGCTTATACTCGACGAAGATTTTTCGCCAACTATGGTTTGTACAAACCCTTGCTGGAAGTTCGACGAGATACCAGGTCCTTTGGCTTTGGATATTACCATACCCGACAATGACCTTAATCGGAATATTCTCGGTTTCCCTGGTCGATTCTCGAAAAAGGCAAAGAGCAACGACCGGAAGTTTTCGGGTGCCGAGTTACGTAAGAATGGTTCGTTGTGGATTTATGGAACGCTGGTATTGGGCAAACCATCGAGCGGCCAGTTCGGCGGAGTAATACAAAGCGAATTGCGCTCGCTTAGCGATGCTCAGTTGGAGAAATACATTTCAGATCATGAATTAGGTGGAGAACTTACTTTTAACAATAAAATCAATTACGACCCGGATGTTGATTTATATTGCACCATCCGACTACGCAATTCAAATTTCTGGCTCGATAAAGGCGATACCGAAAAATGGGAGAAAGTAACCTATAACGCTGATGGATCAACAAATCCTGAGGATACTGAACGCGAAATACTAACCCGTAAGTTTGAGGAAACATCTGGATTTATGGTGAATGCCTTTGATTCCGAAGGTGTAAAAACTGAAAGCGAAATCGATGGGGCTATAGTTGTAAGCCCTTTCCCTTTTCTTCACAGACTAATCAAGGAATTGCTTCAGGAAAATGAATTTTTCATGCGTAACAATTTTTTAAAATCGGATGACGACCTAAAAACATTATGCTTGTATAATAATGTGTCGATATGTAAGGCCGAGCCATTTGTGGTAATTACAACTATAAAAACTGAACCATACCATGATGAAACGCTGGCAGGTTTGCCTCTTGAAGATGAAGTACATGAAGTGAATCGCGTTACAGAAATGACATGGCAAACCGACAAATTTCAGTTAAAAAAACTATTGCCAAAATTAAAACTGAACGAACTGCTTTTATCGGTTCAAAATGAAACAAATACATTCTATCACTTTAGCGGAATTGACGATGTGGATAACATCGATCGTGAAAGTTTATTTGATCTGGCTCCTTTTGACTTATCAGCATACCGCGTATCAAAATGGCTTCCGGTAGAACGGCAAAACCTGATCATGAATTTCAAATTTAACCACGACTCTGATGACCAGGAATTTGCTGAAAACTTTACCGATTTGTCTTCTCGTGAAGAAGATATTAAAGAATCCGTTGAAGTATATGCCGATTTTAGCACACTTGCAGATCCTCCGGATATTGGAGACATTCGTTTGGTTAAGTCTGAAAAGATGTATTATGAGTATCGACAGGAAACCGTTGATTCCCCTGATGGAGAATCTTCTGTAGAAGCATTAATGTGGGCAACACTTTCGCTTGATATTCAAAATTTCAGATACAACAAATCAGGTGACAATACCGAAGATATTGAAACCAAATTTTCGACACTGCGGATGCATAAAAGTGGCTATCCAATTTCTTCTCAGAAAGGCTACAACCGGCAATTTGCACAATTCACCGAAAATTTCAGTCCGAGACTGATGTTTTACAACGGAAACAATACCGGTGGAGCAACGGCCACCAATGGGTTATCGCTCGAATGGAAAAGCCTGGTGGCAAATCGGTGGCGACGTACTGCACCGTTTTATGCTAATGCTTTAATTGCTGAAGCAGATTTTCGTTTCCCAGGCAATATTTTTTATAAGGTGATGAACGAGATTTACAAACCATTTGGCGATAAAGACGGTTCGTTTTTCATTAAAGAAATGCAGGTCCAAGGTGATAATTCGGAATACATTGATGCCACACTTACCGTATTTAAGAACGAGGATAATGTTTTCGATAATTCAACAGGCATTGTCGATGGTGGTGGCCAGCATGTAGGCGCAACGTTTACACCTAAATTTATAGGTGTATCCGAAAGCGGTTGGCCAATATTGGTTACTGCTACCGGATTATACCGTTCTATTCCAGTATTTGGCGACATTTCAACACTTGCTTTTGCAGCACAAACGTGTGTCGATTATTCGGAATCCGATAAATTGCTATTTGTTGGCGGTAATAATGGACAGTTACACGTCGCTGATTTATCGGATATGGATAACATCCGGTATAAAACCATCCAAATTTATATTGGTACCGACGAAATTTGTGGTGTTAGCCTGGTCGATAATGGAGCAACCAAAATCCTGATGATTGGGAAAGGCACTAACCAGGTAAGCGCGGCATACGCACAACCTTACCATACCAATTTTGACGACTACGTGAGCAGCGAAGCAACTGCAACGGCATCCTTCGATCATGGAACCGGTTATGTTCGCAGCTTCCTGTTCTTCAGCGGTTATTATTATGCAGCTACCAGCGAGGGCGAAGTATTCCGTACCAACAACCTAGCGACAATGTGGAGCCAGATAGCCGACATTGATGGTTATTCGGGTTATAATGCTTCGATGATACAGATTAAACAAACGGCTAACCGTATATGGGCAGCCGAAGAACACGACGACTCGCTGTATTCGCTCAAGAGTAACCCGGCAGCTTTTTCGCGGTTTGATGGCTTAACCGGAACGAAGCGTCAGGCAGTACGCCAAATTCAGCCAACATTAGGAGATAAGCTACTGTGGATGTGTGCCGACGATGGCGAGTGCATCTGGATGGTCGATCCGGGAGTCACAAATGCAAACATTACACCTTCAGGAATTAAAAATGCCGGAGGCGCTTGTTTCGATGGCACTAAATACGCATACATCGGAGTGAGAGATACCGCAGGTTATACAAAAATTGCTCAATACAATGCTGATTGGCATACGCCTGAAGCGGTATGGACTTACCTGAATGTTTCAGCATTCTTTAGTAAACTGTTTTTGTATTGATTTTTTGTCCTTTCAATCGAATTGGTGCGGGTGTATGTTTGAGTAAACTTTAAAATTCAAAATCATGAATATTCAGGATGAAAATGATAAAACGATTAATCCGGCTACGGATGAAACTTTAAATGATCTGATTGGATTAATTCCTCAGATTGTGACTGGAGTTGCAAAAACAGCCATAAAAGCTGGGCATTATGCCTATTGCTGCACTTGCAGGGTTGAAGGCAGTAAAATCGCATCACTTGAAAAAACGGTTGGAGCAGCAGTTTCGGCAGATAATGACGAAGCCATAACCGGCATTGCTATGTTTCAGGGCGAATATCAGCCATTCGTGAATAAAGTTACTTCGGTGACTCAAACCGCAGCAACAGACAGTATTACTTACTGGTTAAAACCACTGTAATATGCCTGGAATTACACGAAATATAGGACTGAGCAAGGTTCGACAAGGGACAAATAAAAACCCTCTTGTAGTAGTTAACGACGCGTATTGGGCTGCAAAACAATCGGCTATTCTTGCTACACAAGCGAGTAACTTATTTATGTTTCTACCTCTTACCGAGACGGCAGGAACAATTGCGGCCAACGTTGCCCCTGCCCGCCCCAATATTAATATAATATCTAATCCCGGCTTCGAATTATCTGGAGATGTAACGTATCCAACGGCATATCTTTGGGGAGAGAGTCTTGCCGGAGGAACAGCCGCTAGAGTTACAGATATAAAGCATTCTGGTTCTGCTGCCGTTAAACTTCAAAGCACAGGTGGCTATACCCTCCTAAATAAAACAATCACAATAAAAGAAGGCATATCATATACATTCAAGTGTTGGAGCAGAGGCGACGGGACGACATCTCCTAAAGTTAGGATTTTAAGAGGCGACAGCGGGTCTTATTTGGTTGATGCAAATACCGGCAATATTACAACGGATTGGGTTCAGTATTCTGTAACGTTCACACCTCCGGTTGGGTATAGCTCAAGAATATATTTACAGATAATGACGCGAAACGTTAGCGGGGCGATTGCTTATTTTGATGATTGTGAGCTATATAGTAATACTGCATTTTCAGATGTATTTAACGTATCAATGGTAAATCCAATGCTTTCATACGATTCTGGAGAAGGTCACTCTTTATATTTTGATGGAAATGGTGTTGTCAAACTATCTAGCGCTGCTATATGCAACAGCTTTAATGCAATATCACCAGCTGGATCAATGTTGATTTTCGCGAAAATGTCACAAGCGGTACTTGATGATGCCGTTATTCGATACTTAATTAAATTTAAAACGATAGGAGAATCTTCTGCAAATTACATTGATTGCTACAAACAAGCGACATCAAAACAGGTTGGCTGGCAATTTCAAGACGATGGAGCGCAAGGGCATGTCAAGAATACAGCCGGAGTTGCAGACAAATGGTTTTGTATCGGAGCGAGATGGTCAGTTGCAAACGGAATTAGCTTCAGCGTAAACGGCGTTGAATATTCTTCTGGAAATGCGATTACAGGTAATTGGACAAAACCATTTGACTTCTCTATTCTTGCGCTTGGATCATCAACCAGTTCCGGTTACGACAATAACTGGAAGGGGAGCTTGATACACTTTGCGATTTGGGATAAAGAATTGACGCAGGCCGAAATGTTGGCAATTGGTAAGATTTATTGATGCAAAACCACACGCATTTTGCACTTGTCGAACCTTTTCTCATCATTCAAAAAAGCGGCTTCGGTCGCTTTTTTTTGTCCTTTCCTTACCTGATATCAGGGACTATTTTTGAAATAAAAACATCATGAATCAAAAGATCCAGCAATTCTTCAGCCATACGTCAGTGGCAGTCGGCGCACCACTCACAGGGGGAAGCGTTGGCATTATATCATTCTTTGAAAACATGGTTCCTATTCTCACTATTCTATCGCTGATTCTAGGAATGACCCTTGGAATAATGAGCTATTGCCTGAAGCGAAAACTGATATTAAAACAGTTGAAGGATAACAAAGAAATCACAGCGCCATGAAAACCCTACTTTTTTTACTAGCCGCATTTTTTCTGCTTATTTCGGCCAGTGCACAAACAATCACTTACCTAAAAGTGGCCGATAAGATTGAATACAATACCAAGTATCTGCCTTACTGCAACGCTTCTATTTCGATCCCTATTGAACAGGTTGGCAAGTTTACAGTATTGTTGATTAATGGACAATACACCGACTCGATTGGTAATTACGCAGCCAAATTACCCTTGTCAATTACCTGGTATCCTGTTGGAACAAAAGCAATGAGTTTTGAGCCAAATCAGCAAATGATCATTGTCAGGTACGAAGTGATGGTTAGGCGCCGTACTCCATCGATCGACGATTTTTACAAGAACTGGAAGACCGGAAACATTCAGGCCGGTTTAATCGATTCGAAAAGCGGGATATATAACTTTATTCTTTAACCAATTAATACCTGTAAAATGTCAAATTTCATAGAAGCATTCCGGAAAACAATTGAAAACGAAGGTAGCTACACGAACGATCCGGACGATCCGGGTGGCGAAACATTCAAGGGCATTGCCCGCAAAATGAACAGTAAGTGGGAAGGATGGGTAACCATCGATATGCTGAAGCGTCAATCAGGTTTTCCGGCGAGTACCGATCGTGATCCTGAACTTCGAGAACAGGTTGGCATGTTCTACCTGAACAATTTTTGGAATAAAATTGGTGGCGACGACATACAGAACCAACAAATTTCCGAATCTGTTTTTGATTTTGCAGTAAATGCAGGCGTTGGCACCAGTGCCGCATTGGCACAAATGGTTGTTGGTGTAAAAGCCGATGGAGTAATTGGTCCGGATACCCTAAAAGCCATCAATGCTTTCGATCCCGATCATTTTCTCGCAGCCTTTACGGTTGCCAAAATTGCACGTTACGTGCATATTATAAAGAAACGACCTACCAGCCGCAAATACTTCTACGGATGGGTAATCAGGGCATTAGGAGAAACCGCTTAAATCAGAAATCATGAGTTTTTTAGGAGATTTATTTGCAGGAGGAGCCAGTACGCTAGTCGATTCGGTTGGCAAAGTACTCGATAATGTGATCACCACGAAAGAGGAAAAACAGACGCTCGATAACGAGATTGTAAAGGCAGAAATGCAATACAATCTGGATATGAAGAAACTTACCAACGAAGAACAACAAATGTTGCTTGGCGATATGAGCAATGCGCGCTCTCGCGAGGTGCAGATGATGAGTATCGATGGAAATACCAAGCTCAACAAAAACCTGATGCCATTTCTCGCACTCGGAACGATTATCCTGGTTTTCTCGCTATTCTATATCCTTATTTTCAAACCTTCAGTTATCAAAGGCGAAGGCAAAGAAATTGTGATGTACTTACTCGGAATTCTTTCGGCTGTGTTGACACAGATTTACAGCTACTACTTCGGATCTTCGCAGGGAAGCGCAGACAAACAACGACAGTTAAACTCATTAAATAAATAGCCATGAAACTTACATTTTGGGAATTTATAATGGATTTATTTGGTTACGGTTATGTTGTGAATCACCGAAGCCGCGAGATACACAAACTGATCGATAAGTCGAGTAATTGCAAGCTTGACCTTATTGCCGATCATAACCGCGAATACATTTCGAAGTCGAGGGCATTGAAACTAATAAATAAAATGGGGTACAACGGCTGTCGGTGGTGCTGGGAGGAACAGGATAAAGGATAGGTAAGTTTGTCCTTTCTCCGCACGGTAATTTTCACAAAATTTGATTTTCAATTTATTTATAACCAAAAATTTTCAAGATGAAAACGATTTTAGCATTTCTGTTTTTTGCGATCTTTTTGGTGGTCATGCCACCAGGTCAGTCGCAGGCTTCGAGTATTGATAACGGAATTACGTTTGTGGCCGATGTTGGCTGCGTTGCACCTGCTATTGTAGTACAGGAGATTGGAGGTGTTGCTTACCAGCAATTGAGTAATGTGATCGTTATCTCTCATTCCGACGCTGTTTTACCGGCAACCTGTTTACTTTCGGATGAGAAAATTATACTTAAATTACCAGTTGTAGCTTTGTTTTATGTCGATCGATTGTGCCATCAGACTTATGCGATGAATAAACGACCTCCTAATTTGCAAAGCACAAAAACAACTACTGAAAAGATTACAATCAGCCCAATCCAGATAAGGGCCGATTCGCAGGTTTAGGTTTTTTAGTTAAATAGTTTTATTGGTTAATCCCCGGTTCACAGGCTGATCCGGGGATTTTTGTTTTGGTCATCTCATCAATGAGACGACCAGAATGTGGTAAGTGGTAGGTAGGATTATATGCAAAATTCAAATTCTTCCAAAACAATATTACAGGCAAATCCCGGGGGATCTGGAAACTTAGTTCTCACATGTTCAGATCGCTCCCCGAAATGCCTGCGGATGTACCGGTAGGTTGAAGCAATATCGGTATGGCCCAGTTGATTCATTATTTCTACGATTGTTGCGCCGCTTTCCAATAACTTTCCGGCTCCAGTATGTTTAAACGAATACCATTTATACAAATCAGTTAGTCCAAGCTGTTCGCGATACTTATTAAACCTGTTGCGCAGCGTATTGTAGCCAATTTGGAATTTACCAGGTCGACCAAACCGGCTAATCAGGTACATATCTTTTCCGTAGTGAATAACGCCCTGCTCAACCAGTATTTTATACATCTGCTCCGGAATATCGACCGTTCGCTCTTTTCGCTTTTTAGCTACATTTTTGGGTATATGTATAGTTCTGGCCGACATATTAACCTGATTTAGTTTAAGCTTTAACAATTCGTCTCCCGGGCGAATAAAGCAAAAATACTGGAGCATAGCACTCAAAAATAGCTGTGGATCTTCGGAACGTATAATTGGAAGAATCACCTGCAGGTCTTCATCTAAAAACGGGATGGCCGAAAAGTCTTCACCAGGTTCCGGAATTCCAATTCTACCCACAGGACTTTCATTGATTACTTTTCGATCGATGAGATAAGCCCAGAAGCCATCGAGCGTAATTTTATATTTTTCCACAGTTGGACCAGCCAGATGACGATCAATAATCAAGTGATCGAAAAACCGCAAAATCAGATCATGATTATATGTTGAAAGGTCATTGTCAACCAATTTTTCACGTTCAAGCCATGACACAAACTCCCGTATCTTTCCACGGTAGCTTTCGTAAGTCTTTTTTGCTTTGATGCTTTTCTGAAGGGTGACATATTCGGAGGCATAGAATCTGACATTCTTATTTGCCTGTCGCTTACGACCGTATACCTGCGCAGCAGTGTGATACTCCAAATCATCGACATATACCACCTGAACCGAGGAGTCATCGGTTGGATTCCAGCCTTTAAGCAGTTTTGCCGTGAGGTTATTGATTAACTCTTCACCAAACTTATACCGATCCTTTTTTGTACGGATTTGGGCAAAACCTTCCTGATATCGTTTCCGCACCATTTTATCAGTTCGCGGATCACGATAACCAATCTCTACCCACCAAGGTTTTGAAAGGTCGCCGCCCTGATCAAACAGGCGCGGCGCCCTGAACAATTTCTGTCGTCTCATAATGTCTGAAAAAAGTGCGTCCCCACGCCCAAAAAACAAACACATACACAACGACATACATTTTCTTTAACGCTGACATACACTTTTTAAACATTAAAGTGTTGAAAATCAGCTATGTTGCAAAACATCGTGGAGCTGGCGGGAGATTCAAAACCCCTTTAACCACTTCATCCTGATGTTCTTGAAAATCGTATTATGTGTATGTTGCAAGTTTGGGTTGTATTTGTGAGTGTAGCTATTCTATAATGTGTATGTTACTTTTGGTGCATTTTTTTCTCTTTTTCAAAAGGTTTAATCTGCTTTCTAATTATTCCAATACTTCTATAACACAAATTTCATCCCCACCCCACCATACCAATGGTAACTCTAATTGATACTTTTGGAAATTGGCAGGTCTTTTAACTACCCGTAAGTGGGATCTCTTTTTTATGCTCTCCTTTTAGTGCAGCAATAGTTTCTTTTTGAGACTCAATCAAGTCTTCATTCAACTTATCAATCTTCGCCTGCATGGCTGCACAGTTCGCGCATGGCTCATTTGCTTCATTAATCTTGTCGTTATCGGCGTAAGTTTTACTTAATGGCATTTTAACTTCCTGAAATAACTGATCAATTGATACCCGCAGATATTTGGCAATTATTGGTATTAATTCAGCCTTCATTGAATTTTGCCCTTTAAACCAGTTTGTGACAGTATTTTGCGATACGTTTAATTCAGTAGCAATATCCTTATATTGAATTCCCTTTTTATCTGCTATATATTTGATTCTCTGATACAAACTCATTTCAATCACAATTTATTGAAAATAAATCACAATTTATTTGGATTTATAATCACAATTAGTTTATATTTGTCTTATAAATATATGAGAAAGATATGGAAACCACAACAGCAAAAAGTACAGTAATTCTTGCACAAAAAAATCCGGAGCGAATCAATGGCATGGTTCCAACTGCTTTGAAAAAAGCGATGATAAAGGCTTGCAAAAAATTAGATATGAATGAGTCGCAATTGATTAAGCTGGCGCTAGTCGAAAAACTGGAAAGAGAAAACTTTTTATAAAAAACAAAACCCGCCTAAAATCTTGGACGACTTCGCGGCGGGTTTATAAAT